TGTGGGTAAGCTGCCCGCCTTGCATATCAATGCCGCCAGCGGTGATGACGAAGGTCACACCACCCACACCAAGGGCAATCTGGCCGCGATCGGCGGTGATGGTAGTGCCGTCGATAGTAGCGTTCAGGGTGTGACTGACGCTGTCATAACTGACGGTGGTGCCATCATGAAAGACCGTCTTTTCAACGTTGCCACCGCTGGACGGAGCGGGATTACTCTCCGAGTACAAGCTGCAGACGATGACCGCCTGACCAAGATCGCCATACGGTGACAGGATTAGCACCTGCTCGCCAACGCTGAGCGGGCTCCACGTCTTGGTGTGCCCTGCCCGATTTGCACCGAACGGCAACCAATCAGACTCGAAACCGGAAACGGCCACCTTGACCCGCGGCGCATCATGGTCTGAGAAATCTTTATCTACGACCACCCCCACCCTGATCAGGTTGGCAATCTGGCGCGATAACTCGCCAATGCTGTAATCGCTCATGGCGTGATCTCCGTGGCATCGTCACCAGGTTGGCAATCGCCGAAGCCAAGCTGACCGCCGATACAGGCCACCTCACCGGCCCACTCCTCAAAGTCGAAATAGACAGCGGTGCCGTCAAGGTCTGCGCTGACATCCTCACGCACAAAGACGCGGCCTGGGGTGACGCCTTCATCAGTCCAGACGGTTTCACCAAGGTGCAGCCGCTGCTGCCACTCCACCCGCCACACCTCGAACTGGGAGAGATCCTGATCCTGCCGCCGCCCCATCACCGAGAAGTCATCCTGATAGGCGCCGATCACCATCGCCTCACCGGTTGGCAACTTCTTGGCGGGGTCGGCAGGGTTGGTCCAACGGCGCATCCGCAGCCACGCCTCCAGCGCAGCGGCCAGCATCCTGATGGATAACTTGGCCTTGGCCATGCTGCCAGCCTGCGGCCGGAACCCGATCACCAGCTCAGCCTCGAACTTTGCCAGCACGGCCAGCTGCTCGGTGCCGGGGTCATTATCCGGATCGGCTTCAAGCTCGGTGAGCTCCAGCAGGCATGCAGGGGTGACCAGTGATTTGCGATCTTCGCGGTAGAATTCGACCGTTTGCAGGTTGGGGAAAGCGGCCTTGATATCGGCCACGATGGCATCGTGCACCACATAGAGATCGATATTGGTATTGGCGTTCATCGCTCACCTATCTGGAATTTGACGCGGGCATTCAGATCCCTCTTGAAGTTATCCCAAAATATATCGAGCATTTTATCCACAAAGACTTCGTCATATATGAAATCCATTGCCTTATCAGCAACCTGAATTGTCTGCTCTGTTATTGGAAGCCTTTCCTTTCCCTTGCGCTTAAATATTGTTCTCTTTCCCTTAATTTTACTCTTGGCAACAAAAGCGCCATCAAACTGGTCACCTCTAAATTCAGCACCAGTTTTATTCTGTCTGGCCGTACCCTTAAAGCTAGATACTGGCATATCGTTCAATCCATACCAGATTGTTACATCTGAACCAGAACGGCGGCGGCCTGTGCTGTTCATGCCAGATCGAAGACTTAACTTGAGTCTTTTCTTTAGCTCTCTTGCCGATCTAAGGTTGAGCTCTGACACTAGGCCTCTGGCTGACATTCGCCTAAGCGTTGTTGCCGTTCTGCGCATAGCTCTATTCAGAGAAAAAACAATCTGTTTTTCACTCGCTTCTATTTCATTGGCGATAGCCGAAAGCTCACCCCAATCAATATCAAAAACGAAATTACTCATAGTTAAACCGCCGCGTGGTGATTTCCCTGCCGTGCCATCGTCACCAGTGCCCAGCCGGTGCCGTCGGCCTGTGGGCTGGTCATCACATCAAACCGCTCTCCGGCAACCTCTACCTCATCACCCCGGCTGATGCCGACCATGTCCACCTCTTTGCCACTGATGCGCGGCTCGCTGGTATCGGACTCATACTCGCCCAGCTGGGCATTGAGATAGGGATCATCGAAGATCACCGAAATGGTTCTGGTACTGCCATCCCCAAAATGAACAACGGCGGGTGTTGCAAACCCGCCGCTACTATCCAATTGCAGGAAGGCGTCCAGGTTCTCCCAGGACGGCCCGCGCATCAGCTGTACTGCTTACGGCCGACCAGCGACACCCCGCGCACCACGGCGTTGGCGCCGCCAGTCAGGGTATCCACCACCCGCACAAACTTTTTCAGTGCGTCGGCGTTCATGGTGATCGACGGGGCGGCGGCAGTGGTACCGACAGCCGGGAATGCGCCGTTGGGCACATCAGTCCAGTTGGTAGAGCCATCATCGCTGTGCTGCAGCTTGGTGGTGCTGGTGCCAGCGTTGGTGGGGCCAGAGTTCATGATGATCTGGCAGATGCCTTGAAAATCACTAACGTTGACCGCCACCCCGTTGCCGGTGGCAGTGATGGAGGCCGAAACGGCCAGTACGATTCGGGTTACACCGCGCATTTACTCGCCCCCTTTCTGGTCGGTGTCATCACCAGCAGTAGGCGCTGCCTCGATAACATCGATGATCTGATCCTTGGTCATGCCGCTGGCCACTTCCAGACCGCGCGTCTTGGCGTACTCGAGCAGGGCAGGTTTGGTCCAGCTGGAGTAATCCGTGCCGGTCTGCTCTTCCTGCAGCTCCACGCCATCTTCTTCGGTGGCCAATACCGCCTTACCTCGATGAAGGAAGTTCTTTGCCTCAGCCTCGCTCACTTCCACCAGCGAACCGGCCTTGTGGATCTGGCCATCGATGGCGATCGCACAGGTCAGTTTCAATACATAGCTTTTCATCCGGTCACCCTCTTGGATGGAAGATGGCAGCCCTATCGAATGGAAGGCGGCCACCCCTTAATTACGCGACGTTCTGGCTACCCCAGCAGAACGACTCCACACGGCGCAGGACAAAGTCAACATCCTGGAACACCACGATGCGCAGTCCGCCGGATTTGCTCAGGCTGTACGGGTCAACGGTCAGATCCAGACCGCCCCACATACCGATCAGCATGTCGGCAAAGTTGCCGAAGAACACATCGCCAGCGGCGATCTGGTTGCTGATTTCGGTGTTGTAGCCGTTGATGGTATTGCCCGGCTCCCAGATGGTGGATTCGGTACCGGTGCCGAACTTCGGTTTGGTCTTGCAGTGGCCACGGAAAGTCGCGTTACCGATGTAACCCATCTGGCCAATATCAGCATTATCTGCAGCAATGGCCGACTCCATGGCAACCAACTCTTCAAAGGTCGGCTGCGCGGCGGCGAAATCAACGGCGTTGATCCCGGTGTAGTTCTTGATGCCGCGCGGCTGGTTGCCAGCGCCGCTGCCGTAGTAACCGGCAAAGTCGATGGCCTGCGCCATGGCATTTACCAGATCACGGCGCACGATGCCTTCGGCATCCATGCTGGACTGCATCAGCAGACGGCGGGTGATATCGGTGTAGGCGCCCAAGGTCTTGGGAGACAGCTCGAGCTGACCAATGCTCGGGGTGCCTTCTTGCGCATCTTCACCTTCACCCAGCCAGTATGCGGTCGCGCCACCGGTTTGACGGGGGATATCCACGTTGCCAACCAGCCCGCCCATGGTGGTGGCAAGGCGCATGATGGTGGTGGGGAGTTCAGTACGTCCTGCGGGATCAGGATGCCTTGGGCGGTCTTGCCGAGTTGACGCTGGGCGGTCTCGGAGCACTCGAGTTCGAATGCCGCCGCCTCGCGGTCAGCCCGGGTTGCATTGGGGTGCAGGGCGCGCACTGCACGGAAGATGCTGTAATTGCGCACCTCCTGATCGGTCAGGCCGATATCGGCGCTTTGCATCTCGGAAAGCGGCGTGCCGGAGCGCTGGGAAGGCAGGGCCGGTTGGCCTGCTGGCTTCTTGGCGCCGCGGGTATTGATGTGATCCAGCACCGCAGCGCGGAAGGCGTCTACGGTATCGCCTGCGGCAACGGCTTTTTCGGCCAGTTCGCGGCAGTCGTATTGGGTGCCCATCTGCAGAATGGATGCGGTACGCTCGCGCTCGGCCTTGGCGGCACCGGTTTGGGCGTTGCGAACATCGGCACCCGCCTCCTCCAGCACCTCGAGCACTTCGAGGATCTTGCCCTCGGCATCAACCATGGCACGGACCAGGTTGCCCTTGCCGTCACGCAGGATTTTTTCGTTCATCGTTCTGACTTCCTCAGTAGTTGAGTTTTTAGCGGTCGTGCCACGCTCAATGGTGCCAGCATCGCCGTTAGGCCGTTTCCCATCCTCTTGGGG